ATATGAGTTGGAAAAAACATTTTACAGTATACCAATTTGGTAATACAAAAAAAGTAGGACAATCACACACGAGTGCAAGTAAATTTGGTTCCTGGTTACCTGAAGTTTACACAGGACAACCTAATAGAATTGAACGTTATGTCCAATATGACCAAATGGATATTGATTCTGAAGTTAATGCGGCATTAGATACTATTGCAGAATTTTCGACCCAATTTGTCGCTAAAACAAATATACCGTTTGAAATTGATTGGAAAGAAGACTCCACAGAAACTGAAGTTTCGTTATTAACAAAAGCACTAGAGCAATGGAATAATCTTAATGATTGGGATAAACGCATTTTTCGAATATTTCGAAACACATGCAAATACGGAGATCAATTTTTTATTCGTGATCCAGAAACATACGAATGGAATTGGATTAATCCGATGGATGTTACAAAAGTTATTATTAATGAAGCAAAAGGTAAAAAACCCGAACAATATATTGTTCGCAATTTGGCATTAAATTTACAAGAAAAAACAGCATCAAATATTATTCCTCATAACGATCAATTCTCATCAAGTGCCTCTATGCAACGAGGCGGAGTTATAGATAGAGGTGCATATGGTACAGGCGCAGGCTCGGGTCAAAGCGGTTACGGCGGCGGTGAACAAGAAGAATATGGTATTGATGCAAATCACGTAGTACATATTGGAATGACAGAAGGCATGGATATTAATTGGCCTTTTGGAGAGAGCATTCTTGATCCAGTGTTTAAGACGTACAAACAAAAAGAATTATTAGAAGATTCGATTATAATTTATAGAGTACAGCGAGCTCCGGAGCGTAGAGTATTTTACATAGATGTAGGGAATATGCCATCACACAAAGCAATGGGATTTGTAGAGCGTGTGAAAAATGAAATCCATCAACGTAGAATACCTAATAAGACTGGAGGCGGAACTACGATTATGGATGCTAGTTATAATCCTCTTTCTATTATGGAAGATTATTTCTTTGCACAAACAGCAGAAGGAAGAGGGTCTAAAGTCGAAGTGTTACCGGGAGGTGAGAACTTAGGACAAATAGATGATTTACGGTATTTTACTAATAAAATTTTAAGAGCGTTGAGAGTACCTAGCTCTTACCTTCCTACAGGCCCTGATGACGGAACTGCAAGTTTTGTTGACGGAAGAGTAGGAACTGCATTTATTCAAGAATATAGATTTACAAAATATTGTCAACGTATACAATCATTGTTGGGACCTACATTTGATAAAGAATTTAAACTCTTTTTAAAATGGAAAGGTATTAATATTGATTCAGGAACGTTTGAACTTAGATTTGCAGATCCACAGAGCTTTAGTCAATATAGAGAAGTAGAAGTTGACCAAGCAAGATCGGCTGTATTTGCCGGACTAGCCGAAGCACCATATATATCTAAACGATTTGCACTAAAGAAATATTTAGGTTTAACTGAAGATGAAATTGTCGAAAATGAACAAATGTGGAGACAAGAAAACGGCGAACAAGATACCCAATTAGATCCTGAAAGCGATATGAGTGGATTAGGATCAGTTGGAATTCAACCTATGGATCCTAACATGATGCAACCGGTGGATCCAGAACCAATGCCAGGAGAAGATCCTATGGGTCCAGCAGGAGCAGAAGGATCAGCATCACCGATTACTGGGGACGAACTACCCGACGCACCAGGAGAAGTATAATGAAAAATTATGTAGATATGATGAAAGAATTTAGACAATTATCAGAAGCACCAAATACTGATAATGTAGGTACACAATACGAAGTAATTGACGATCAATCAAAATATCAATTTGATGATAGTAGGCGTCCTCGACTAACTCTTACACATTTAAATAAATTAAAGAAAATGCGTAAGTTAAAAAAGCTAGATCTTGATAAAAGATACAAATTTTTTAAAGAAATTTACGGAATTCCGCCTGTACCTCCTCCAACAATGTAATTTTTTTCCAAAAAAGGCGATTTTTAGACCTTTTTCTTATACATTTCCCCCTCAAATTGTAAATAATACTAGTTTCAAAAACGCTTTCTTTAGGAGTAAAATATGACCACGAGAGAAAAACTTGAAAAAGTCCTCGAATTTATTATAAACGAGGAAAACGGAAAAGCCAGCGACTTACTTCATGATGTATTTGTGGAAAAGGCTCGCGGCATTTACGAAGAAATTGCTACCGAAGAGGAAGACCTTGAGGAAGCAACTGACGAAGAAGTCGAAGAAGCGAAAGCTGACGACGACGACAAAGAACAAGTAGACGAAGCAGACATTCAAGACCAATTTGCTGACGATATCGAAATCAACAACGAATTGATCGATCAAGAAGAAGTAGCTGAAGAAGATCCAATGGCAGACGAAATGCCTATGGATGATGAAATGGGTGACGAAGGCGAAGATCCTGTTGAAGATGCTTTTATGAATGTAGAAGATGCTTTAGACGAATTAAAAGCCGAATTTGCTCAATTAATGGGTGACGAAGAGCCGATGGATGATGAAATGGGCGACGAAGCACCAGTAGATGATATGAGCGACATGGTTGATGCAGAAGAAGAAGATCCATTAATGATGGGTGGAAACGATGCAGAACCAATAGAAGAAGAACTTGATTATGAACAAGTTGGCGAAGGAGTAATAAACGTTCCGGAACCAAGCAATACCGATACAGCAAGTAATAAAAAGTCACCTGTAGCAAGTAAAAATGATATGGGTGGAAATGTTGTTAAAGTAAATGATGGCTCTGAAGGCGATCATGGTGATAGTGCTGTTAAAGAAGATAACGCAGGTAATGTAAATGTACCAGGCGGAAAAGCAGGAAAATCACAATCTACTGTTTCTGATCCAAAAAATAGTGAAGAAGCAAGTAATAAAAAATCACCAATGGGTTCATAAGGAAAAAATAAATGGGTGTACCATTAGTAGAACAATTAACGTTTGATCAGGCTAATATACAAGTAGAATCAGTTGTTGGAGATACCGGCGATAAAAACCTCTTTATGCGAGGTGTTTTTATTCAAGGTGATGTTAAAAATCAAAACCAACGGGTTTACCCAATTAACGAAATTAATAAAGCAGTAAAAACGCTAAAAGAAAAAATAACCTCAGGGTATTCGGTATTAGGAGAAGCCGACCATCCAGAAGATCTAACAGTTAATTTAGATCGTGTTTCTCATGTAATAACAGAAATGGATATGCATGGAGCAGACGGAATCGGGAAACTTAAAATTTTACCAACGCCTATGGGGAATCTAGTTAAAACACTATTAGAAAGTGGTGTTAAACTAGGTGTTAGTTCAAGGGGATCAGGAAACGTAAGTGAGGGCGGAAAGGTCTCCGACTTTGAAATTGTGACAGTTGATATTGTCGCACAACCGAGTGCCCCTAACGCTTATCCGGATCCAATATATGAAAGACTGGAAAATTATAAAAAAGGTGGATCATTGTTGGAATTGGCCGAAGCTGTTAGGTATGATAAAGGGGCACAAAAGCACCTTACTAAAGGGATTACTAATTTTATTAGTGATCTTAAATTTTAGGAGAATTTAATTATGGCAGACGCTTTTGAAGAACTATTAGGTGGGGACGTCCTGTCGGAAGATGTTAAAACTTCGTTAACAGAGGCTTGGGAAACGAAAATTACCGAGGCTCGTGAGCAGATTACAAATGAAATCCGCGAAGAATTTGCTGGTCGTTACACAAACGATAAAGAGCAGATTGTTGAAGCAATGGATAACATGTTAACCGATGCTATTAAGCAAGAGGTTGAGGAATTTGCCCATGATAAAGGAGCATTAATTGAAGCACGAGTTCAGTACAAACAAAAAATGCACGAACACGCAGGAGTATTGGATCAGTTCTTAATGAATGCCCTTAAGAAGGAAATTACAGAACTTCGAGAAGACAGAAGCACCCAAGGCAATAACTTTAAAAAATTAGAAGGATTTGTCTTGAAACAGTTAACTAAAGAGTTAAATGAATTCCATACCGATAAACAATCTGTTGTAGAACAGAAAGTAAAATTGGTTAAGGAAGGAAAGCAACTTTTACGTAATACTAAAGCTAATTTTGTTAAAAAGGCAGCTGAAAAAGTAGAGAGCATTGTTGAAAGCACACTTAGAGGAGAAATTGGTTCTTTGAAAGAAGATATCAAATCAGCCCGAGAGAATGCATTCGGAAGAAAAATGTTTGAAGCATTTGCGGCAGAATTTATGACAAGTCATTTAGCAGAAGGAACAGAAATTAAAAAACTGTCCGGAAAAATTAAAGATCTGGAAGGAACACTTGAAGAGGCAAATGTACAAATTTCGTCTAAACAAGTAGAAATTTCAGAAGCACAAAAGAAAACTCGTATTGCAGAAGGCAAGCAAGCACGAGAAAAAGTTTTATCAGAATTGTTGACACCTCTTTCTAGAGATAGAAAAGAGATTATGGAAGATCTGTTATCTACAGTACAAACAGAAAATCTTAAAAAACAATACGAGAAGTATTTACCAACAGTTCTTAATGAAAATGTTAAAAAAGAAGCAAAAAATACTGCTTCCAAAAAAACATTAAAAGAAAATGTACAGCCAAAAGCTAGAACACAGAAAACTGTGATAACAGGTAATAAACCAGTTCATGTATCTCCGGTAACGACAGATGCACAAGCTGAGATTATTAACTTGCGAAAACTAGCAGGATTATAATTTAAGGAGAATTAATTATGGCAGACGCACTATTTGAGTCAAACTGGCAACCGACTAAGGACGCTCTGTGCGAGGGACTAGAAGGCAACAAAAGAACGGTAATGGAAACCACATTAGAAAATACCCGTCAAGCACTACTGGAAACAGCAGGCGCAGGCGCAACTAATGCAGGTAACGTTGCTACTTTAAATAAAGTTATCCTTCCTGTTATCAGAAGGGTAATGCCTACTGTTATCGCAAACGAGCTAATTGGTGTACAACCAATGACTGGTCCAGTAGGACAAATTCATACTCTGCGTGTAAGATATGCAGATACGGATAACGGAGCAACCGCGGGTGAAGAAGCATTGAGCCCATTTAAGATTGCTAACGCTTATTCCGGCTTACCAGGCGGAAGTGCCGCCCCTAGCGCCACAGGCGGGATGGAAGGTATTCCTGGTAATAAAATGTCAATCCAAATCTTAAAGCAAACAGTTGAAGCAAAAACTCGTAGACTGTCCGCTCGTTGGACCTTTGAAGCATCCCAGGATGCCCAAAGCCAGCATGGTATTGATGTTGAGGCCGAAGTAATGGCCGCTCTTGCACAAGAGATTACCACAGAAATCGATCAAGAAGTGATCGGTTCTTTAACATCTTTATCGGGAACAGCAGTTGATACTTATGATCAAGCCGCAGTTTCGGGTACAGCAACTTTTGTTGGTGACGAACACGCCGCAT